CAAGTGCAGTAGCAACGTCTGAAGAACAGATTACGATGTTACCCTTACCACGACGAGTTGACTTAGCAATCTCGTTCGCTTCACGATCTAATTGAATTACTAGACCTTTGAACTTCTCTGCTGACCATCGTCCGTCTGCATCAGCAGTTAGATCGAATACGCCTTTAGCAGCGATTGATGCTTGTTGTGCACCTAGAACAGCTTGAGTGTTTACTGTACGAATCACTTCACGGTTGATTTCCGCTAGGATTTCAGTTGAAAGAATGTTCGCTAGTTCTGTTTCTGCGTCAAGACCGTGGATTGCTTTCAAGTCTTGTGCAAGTTCTAGAGAGTACTCTGCCTTCAATGCACGTGACTTAGCAACAACAGATTGCTTCTCGATTGAGAAACCCATTTCTGCGAAGTCTGGACCAGTGTTACCTAGAGATTCAGCAACAGAAGTGTTCATTGGTCGACCAGCAGCATCTAGTTCACGAGTTGATGCAGGGTCTAGGTCAGCTGGATTGAATCCAGACATACCTGATGAATCACTAGTCTGTGATGAACCAGTAGAACCAGAGAATGCTGAGTTTGGTTCGTTTAGACCTAGAGCTTCGTCACCAATCTGTGTATCGTAGTGCGACTTCATAGCAAAGATAAGACCAGTAGGTCCTGACATTGGCTGTACACCACATACGTCATATGCCATTAGGTTTGGCATCGCACGACGTACTAGGGAAATCATTACTGGGTCCCAGTTACCGATTGGTGCAGCACCACCGTTCTGTGCGTTAGTTGGAGTTTCAGTTAGGAAACCAGCAGATGCAGCACGCTCTTCCATCATTGCTTTTTCTTGGTTTTCTAGGATTGCAGCAGTTACCGCTTTGCGGTGATGATCTTGGATCTTACCAGCAGATTCTTCATTTAGTACTGGTGACCACTTCTCGATCAATTGATCGTATGAATTGTTCATTTTTCTAATTCCTTATTTCTTAGAGGTTTTACGCAGAGCAGTAATGTAACCTTCCATCATAGAAGATACTTCAACTTCTTCTTCAGCTTCTTCTGAAACTGATTCTTCGATTTGCTCTGGGATTTCTTTTGAGAAGTATGACTCTTTGACAGTGTTTACTTTAGTTGTGAATGTTTCTTCACTATCAAAGTCTACGCTTTCTAGAAGGTCTTTTAACTTCTCCGCTTGAGTGTCTGCTAGGTCACGAGTTGCTTCAGCGATGATTGACTCACGCTTGTAAGTTTCTAGTTCTCCAGCAAGTGAAATTGCGTCACCAGTAGTAGCGTTCAAACGCTCTTCTAATTCTTCTACTTGTGATGCTAGATCGTCAACTAGGTCTACCTTAGACTCTGGGACTTCAATGTAAGACTCTACAAATACGTCTTTCATTTTTGCCATGAACCCTTCAGCGATTTCGGTACGTAGACCGGATTGGATCGCTAACTTGTTCTCTTCCATCCAAGATTCAACAACATAGTTTAGGTAAGAATCGACTTTACCGACTAGGTCAGTTTTAATCGAATCGACTTCTTCAGCAAGTTCTTCAGTGTATTGCTCTTCAAGACGCGAAACTTCTTCAGACAGCTTTGACTTAACTGCTGCTTCAAAAATTACCGATGTCTTTTCCTTGAACTCTTCTGATAGAGTTGCTTCACCTTCAACGATTGCAGCTAGTTCAGACTGAGTCTCAACTTGTTCTGCAACTAAGTCTTCTGCGTCAACACCTTCACAGACTTTGTCGTATGCTGCCATTAGATCGCTCTTCTTCATTTTAGAAGCGGTCATATACATTGCATTCAACATGCCTGCTTTAGTTTTCGGCTTAGGCGGGGTTGCCTTAGAAGTTGCGTCCGCTGCTTTGTCTACAGATGCAATTGATTCTGGTTCAGAAACTTCCTGACCATCACCTTTTGCGCCTTTAGCCGACGGAGCTTGTGCTTCTTCGAGAGTTTCCTCCACGATTTCGTTAGACTCAATCTCAGTATCGCGGATTTCACTTTCTACTTGATTTAAATCAGTCATAGTGACTCCTTTATGTTTTAGATTTGATTAACGAGAGGAAATTCTTAAACTCACGAATTTGCACTTCTGGACGATGTGCAATCGGCGCTTGCTTGATTTCAGTCTCTATCTCTTCAATGACTTGAGGTTGAAGTATACCATTATTCCATACCCAGTCAACACCTTCCATAATCCCATTAACGAAAGCTTCAGGTGCACTAGGGTCCTGTACAATATCTACAGTATTCAGAATAAAGTCTTCTTTGACGTACATAATGCCGCCTTTACTCTCAAGACTTCCCATACCACGAGTTGACACTCCTAATTGAACACCACCCTCTAAGAGACCTTTTACGATCTTTCCCATAGGGGTATCTAATATTTGTGCCTTTCCGACCACATCATTTCCCTCAAGTTTGAGGTCTGTGATGAGATGCGAAACTTTATCCAAGTTAACGGTTGGTCCTTCAGGGTGATTGAGTTCCCCTACAGCACGTTTCTTGCTAACTTGGTCTTCAACGTATTTATTTACCGCATTCTCCATAATGGCCTTTGGGTAAATACGTCCGTTACGATTCTTTTTGTCTGCTTGCGCAAATACACCTTCAATGACGAAATTTTTCTCACCATTCTCTTTAGCTTCGACGATACACTGAACGTCGTTTTCTACGTATTCGCTAATCAGTTTCATTTTATTTTCCTAAGTCTTTGAGGACTTGTTTCGCGGTTGACTCCGCTTCTTTTTGTGACTTAAACGTATCGACAGAATCACCATCGATAGTTAGGTGAAATCCTTTCGCAGTTTTTGTGATAACAACAGGATACTTGGACATCTTCTTGTTGAAGACTACCTTGTCCTTTGATTCACGAATTTGTTGAAAAGTTTTCACAATAAGTCCCCTTTAGGAGTATTTATACAAAAAAATATTTATAACTGAAATTTATTCAACTTCTGACTCAGATTCATAAGAATCATCTGCATCTAGGACAGCTTCGATCTCTGAATCATCGACATCCAGTTCTTCAGGTTCAACACCATTGAAGATTTGATCTGCAACAGCAACCTTCTCAGCATTAAGAGATTGTTGAACTTTATCGCCTAGGATATCGTTGAATAGACTTTCTGCGTTACTGAAACTTCCCGTCTGTAATGCATTGACAAAATCCAATGCTGGGTTCACTTCAACTTCTTGTTCTATTGTTTGCTCTACTTCACTCATTATTAAAAGTCCTCTTCTGTATCATCACTATTGGCATTTTCGGATTCGACCTGTTTTGCCATATCTTGGATGTCCTCATCATTGAACATCATTACATTTTTCATTACCCACTCACGTGAGAAGTATTCACCGACATAACTAGAGATTTGATCCATAGTCTGTAGACGTTCACGCAGTAGTTCCGCGTCTTTCATCTCAGTGAAATGGTTGTCCCTAGAGAAGTCAACCTGAATTTGGTTCTTCCAAGCTTCCCAGTCCTGTTCAGTACATATTCCTTTTAACAACAACTGCTTCTTTAGAACACCGATGAATAAATGGGCAAACTTCTTACGCAGACGGTCAATGAACTTTTGGAACTTGACTTCGTCACGGTTGATCTCTGTTGTACGACCCAAAGAGAACTGAGACTCTTGCTCTAAACGCGATAGAGGCACGTTCAATGAACGATACAACTTCTTTTGAAAATAAATGATATCGTCAATCTGACCTAGGTTTTCTCCGCCTGGTAATGTACTTATCTCTGTGCCACGACCACCTTCTCGACGTGGTAACCAGAAGTCTTCAAGCATTGACATGTGCTTACGGTCATCTTTGATTTCACCATTGTTCGCATCATAAACAATCTTATTACGATATCGAGACATGATATCTTTAATATGTTGTTCCGCCTTACCCTTTGGTAAGTTACCCACGTCAATATAGAATATACGACGTTCGGGTGCACGTGCGAGACGATAGATGACCAATGAGTCTTCCATCATACGCAACTGGTTTACGGGTTTCATTGCCTTCTGTAGATACGACAGTACACGTTTCTTACTGGTGTCTAGAAGACCTGAAGTGACATACGAAACAGAATCCGAAGTTAACTTGATGCCGTTATTCGCACCGGCACGTTCCTGATAGATGTAGAAATCGTTAGTTTTGTCTACGACCTTTGCACCTGTCTTCGCATCCTTTTTATATTGCACCTCTTTTACTTTACGAATCTTAGTTGCATCAACAGGGCGTACCTCTTGAATACCAGCTTTTAGATTCGTGTCATTTACTACTAGGTGATGATAGATTCGTCCGTCGACATACCATGAACGGAACATATCGTGACCATACTCTTCGAAGTTCAACATGGAGACAACTCCATCGAACTCTTCAGTGATAGTCTTTTTGATTTTGTCAGTAGTATCAACCTTGTCTAGATTGATAGTGACGGAACTTTCTAGTTCGGACGAAACGATTGCTTCGTTGATAATATCTTCAATTGCAGCATCACATTCTGGATGTTCTGCCATCTGACGATATTTCTTAATTAATTCTTGGTTATCCTTCGCAGCAGTGCCTTCCATATCGACATACTGACCGAAGTACGAACCTGAGGCAGTAACGTAACCAGCGCCATCCTCATCCACCTTCGGGACGATGGAAGAAGCTTTCTCGTTTTCTTGATTTAGTTTCTGAACCTTTTTTAGCTCAAACCCAAATGCTTGGAATACATTGTCTGCCATATTAACCTCTTATAATAAATTGGGGGTGGAGAACCACCCCCGTCATATTACTTATAATACCTTTAACTAGTGGTATTTGACTCCCAGTACTGGATTGAGAATGCTACTTCGAACTCTTCGACAGCATCATTAGTATCGTATGATAAGTCAATCTGACCAACACTGTTAGGAAAACAACCACGGAAGTTATATGTCTTTAGTACACTTCCATCTTTATCTAGTTGTTCTACAATTAGGTCCGCTTGATATCCGACTGGATTAGTAATCCCCGAATTTGCACTATGACCGTTGATTCCGTTCATCCATCGTTCCATTGCGTCACGAACTTCAAAACCAGTATCGTTCATTATAGTTACTGTCCAATCTTCGAAGGTACGATCACCTGCGATCTTTAGAACACGACCACGGAAAGGTACATCAATTGCTGGAACTGTTGATGCTGGTAATTGCGCAGATTTACACATGAACGAAGTTAGTTCGGCATCACCACCGGCATAGGCTGGGAAGTTCACGGTTGCGCGGAATAAATTAGCACGCGCACCACCACCTTTTAGTTTTGCTTTGAAATCATCTACTCTTAATGACATGATTATTCCCCTTATATTGTGCCGACGACTTCTTCAAACTCAACACCAGTTCGGACAGCTACGAAGTTTAAAGTTACGTAGTTGATTGAACGTGCTGGTTTAATGAAGCAAGATGCGATAAATTCGTTGCGGTCAACAACTTCTGGAGTATTGTTTGTATCATCACAAACAACACGGAAGTCAGTGATACCACGACGACCCTGAATTTCACGTAGGAATGGTTCTACGATGTTAACGAACTCTGCACGAGTAAACTCATCGTTGAATTCGAACATTACGTTTTCTCCAGCGCGACTAATCGCTCTTTCGATGACTAGGAATAGTCGACGAACGTTGATGCGATCGAATGCAGATGGACGTGAAAGGTGAGTCTTGTCACCAAACAACATAATGCCTTGGCCAGGCATGCTGACAATTGGGTTTACGCCCGACTTGTACATAACATCACGTTCTGTTTTGCTTGGGTTAACTAGTACCTCTGTGACACCTACGTATTGACCGCGGCGTGAACCTGCTGGTGAGAACCAAGGAGCAGAGACTGCATCTGTTGCAGCCATAACACCCGCTGTTGAAGATGCTGCTGGAATCCATTCATACTTATCTTCGTATTTGTTGTAAACTTTGATGTGGTTACCATCAACAATTAGATAAGAAGAATTTTCTGACAAAGCAGAAACATAACTTCCAATACCGGCCGAAATACTGTCATTTAAAAGATCTTGATATTTCACGGATGCTACCGCAACACAATCTTTTCGTTGCACTGCAATCGAGTTTAAGTATTTGTGGATACTTGGAGCATTGAACTGTGCACCAGCTGGAGCAATTAGGAAATCGATTTGAATGTTTTCTTTGTTTGCGAATGCGTCATATCCCGTAGTGTACTCACCTTGTGAGAGTTGTCCGTTGCTATCACCACCTGCCAATTGGTATTCACCTAAAATAGGTGCTGAGTCTATATTACCCGCTCCGTCGTCGAAGTCTACTGTTGCAACAGTAACCCAAGATGATTGTGAATTGATAACGTCAAGTACAAAGTTGTTAGAACCGTTTTCTAGTCTAGCACCCTGTTCAACAGATAAAAATTCAAACTGTTCTAGAACCGTGTGTGGAGTAGTTGAACTGTCAACAACAATGACGTGAATCTCGTTTTTAGAATCGTCTGGAGCTGATGAGAATTGCGATTCGTAATCCCATCCTGAAAATTCCGCTCCACCAGCAACAGAGACAAGAATGTTATCTCCAAGTTTGCCTGGATTCTTTGCGGTAAATAGACCGAACGAAGCATATGCTTGATCATCACTTCCGGCACGAACAACGTACAGAGAAGAAGAATATTTTAGGAAATACGAAGCGGAGAGAAAATCTCCGGAGTACGCATCACCCATGTCTGGAGTGCCAAAGACAGCAGCCAGTTCAGATTCGTTACCGACTAGAACAGGTGTGTTTACTGGTCCCCAATTAAAGTCACCTACAATAGCGCCAGTTGTAGAAGTGACCGAAGGTACTGTGCCTGTTAGGTCAATTTCTTTTATCTGAACTGCTGGTGACTCGGAGAATTTAAGAGTCATAATAGTGTCCTTTTAGTTAAGGTATAATAAGTTAAACATAATACGGAAAATAAATCAATGTATCTATTTATACTTTCCGGAAGTTTACCATTCATTAGGGTTATAGTCAGTCCAATCCATGCTATATGGGTCGGACAAGTCTGAAAGAGGAACATAATCACTACCATCATCGATTATTCCGAACGGTGGTATATCATCCTCAATTTCTTTCATACGTTGATCAAATAACATCTGTTTGATATCCACGTCAGCAACATTACCAAATGATTGCGTCCCAACAAAGTATCCAAACATTACTAGATTCATCATTAAGTCATCATGATTACCATCACTGGCCTCAAATGATGTTCCTCTGGATACAAACGTAGATATCTCCATGATAGTATTCTCATCAACAATATCTAGTTTGTGGCCTTCGATAATATCCTTAATTGAAGAGCATCCTATTCTCTTTACCTTCCTGTCCATACGGATACCGATAGCATCTGCTTTGACCGCAGACTCTAGGTGAATATTCTCATATTCTAGATCCTGATAAAGACCTACGCACACTACCATACCTTGGTCATTATTCTCTACGACGACATACGCCTCATTGTATATTGTTGCATACTTGTATATAATGTTAGGATATAGTATAGGTGATATTCTATTGTTACGATATACACAAACCTGTCTGAAAGGTTGTACCGATACATCAATTATATTAAATGTAGAATAATCCTGACCCCGCCCTTGACAAACATCGACAGTCATGATATACTGGTGTTCTTCAATAGGTTCTTGATACACTAAAAGATCTCCACCTTCATATCGATGGATAGGTTCTCTGGCACGTAAGTCAAGCAACACTTGACCCTCAATAAGAGTATTACCAGTACCAAAGAAAGTATTACCAAACTCTTGGTCAAACTGCAACTGGGAAGTGTTAGCAATAGTCTGTGCTTTCCACTTATCATCTCGGCCAGGAACATCCCACCAGTCAACACGGAATGGTTTGTATTCATTGACCTTCTGTACCGCACCTTCCCATAGTTTCTGATACGTGTTACCTATACCGTTCGCAGTACTTGTTATGATAACTTTTGTATCTTTACCAGATGAGATTACTGGATACGTAGATGTGTAGAACTCTGCGGCATTCTCTACAAACGCAAACTCATCTAGGAATAGAAGGTTGACCGACATACCACGAATGGATGACCCAGAAGTTGCCGCAGCAATGATGCGAGAGTTGTTAGAGAACTCGATAGAACCTTTGTTCAGTGCTTTACACCCAGGCTGCAAGAAGAACGGAAGATTCTCTAACATGAGTGTTACACGAGATAACATCTCACGTGCGGTGGCACCTTTGTTTGCAAGGATTGCGATGGTCTTTTCAGGATGGAATAGTGTATACCATAGAAGGTATCCTACAGAGGAAATTGATTTGCCTGACTGTCGACATGCTAGAACAATAGAGAATCGATTATCATTGAAGTGGTCAAACATCTTCTCCTGATAATCGTACAGTTTGAATGGCACTAGACCTTTATCTAGGTGCACGACCTTAACGTACTTCTTACAGAAATACGAAGGGTTCTCCATACATTTTTTATATTCGCGGAGTTTCTTTTTGTCCCACTCCTCTGCAACACCATCTCGTTTGACTTGTGGGTTACCTAGATAGGAATTCTTAGTATAGGATGTCATTCATCTGAGTCTTGATCAATTACTTTCTCATCTCCCAACAGCATACGCTGAAGGTCTGTAGTGGAACCGACGAATAGATTATTATTAGTAGTAGTAGAATCGGCAGGTTTGTCTTCTTTGGTGAGTTCTTTCTGCTTTTTGTTGAGGTCCATCAACTTGTCATTGACATCTGCGATGCCTTTGATCATACCAGATAGAACCTCAAACGCACGAGGATGTTCACTCTCACGTGCGACTTCTATCATGAGTTCTAGAGACTCACGACCTTTTTCAATTAGGTCATAATAAGTATCACGAGAGTACTCATAGTCTTGTTCGTGGACGAAGTTCTTTTTCTGTTCTTCGTCAAATACAGCTGGCGGTTTACTGTTGTCTCTCATAATATATATCTATGTCTTATATAAAGTTAGGCTTCGGTAACGTCCAACTCGACGCACCGTTATCAAACTGATCATATGAAGTCACACTAGACACGTCCCATCCACTCAAATCTTGGTTGAATGATGTTGCGTTCTCGAACATCTCACCCATATCTGTTACACTAGATGTGTCCCAGTTGGCGATGTCTGCGCTTCCGTTATTGCTGAACGAAGGACAGTCTTGGAACATTTCGTTCATAGTGTCCACGTTAGATACGTTCCAAGCACCGATGTTGATGTCAAAGTCTTCGTTCTCTTCAAACATCTCTGACATATCTTTGACATTAGAAACATCCCATCCACCGATATCTGCACCGAAAGGAGCTGGAACACCAGTCCACACAGAACCAGCAACGGCAAACATTCCTGACATATTGACAGCACTTCCTGTGTTCCAACTAGAAATATCTGAGTTTGTTACTGTGGCATTGAAATAAGTATTTTTGAACGTGTCGTAGAAACTAATCACATTAGACACATCCCAACTACCGACACCTTGACCCGTAAATTCAGATGCATCAAACATATCTGCCATTGTTCTTGCGTTAGAAGTGTCCCATCCGCTTAGGTCTTGATCGAATGAAGATTCGGTGAAGGTTTGATCAAATCTGAATACAGCTGAGGTGTCCCAACTACCAATAGGTTGGTTGAAGACGTCATTGGCATAAAACATTGACTGTAAAATTACACCGTGGACACCAGCGCTGCTCAGTGGGTAACCACCTGTCGGAGCGTAATCGTCCCAATCATGCATGTAATCAAAGTCTGAGTAAGTGTTTTGATTGATTGTGACACCAGAGTCCGTCCAGTAAGACGCAACTACGTCAGTGATAGGTGTGGTTTTATCTGCACAAATAGTCCATCCACTAATGTCCTGATTGAATACTGCTTCACGGAACATAGATGTGAAGTCTCTATTTTTAGAAACTTCCCACCCAGTAATATCACTCGTGTTAGATGCAAAGTTTGACTCTCTAAGCATCTCTCTTGCGGTTACGACTTCGGACATATCTAAATTGGTGATATTCGCACTACCCAAAGTAGATGACTGCGAAGACTCATCGAAGAACATCCAGTCGGTATGCATCAATGGCTCATCTGAAGTGAAACCTACGTTTGGAGTCCAAGTGTATCCCGGCGGAGCGTAATGAGTCCTCCAATCGATGGATGTCGGGTCGTTTGTTACACCTTCGATACTATATGAGTATACTGTTGGTGGTTCTGGTATATACCTAGGACCATCCGGTGAAAAACTTGTTACTTGTGTATTAAACCCATAGTCTCCGTCTGGACTAACATCTATAGGATCTGGGGTTGTATTTACAATAGATCCCGCAGTATCTTCTGGATCATCTATAAGATTCAGGTTCGTGTTCACCTCACGGATAATAGGTCCTGTGTTCTCTGGCCCATAGAAGTTGACTTTCATTTCAAACGTCAATGTGTATACGATCGTCCGTCTTTGCTCAATCGCACCTTCATAATCATCAGCAAAGTCTAGTCCTGATAATATGACAGGGACATCTTCCTTTATGTCTGGTTCATCAGCAAAAGGTTTTACGGTCAACGTGTATTGTGGTGCGAAGTATGGTATAATTTGCTCTACGACTTGTAGTGCATCATCCTGAGATTTGGCATATACTGATAGAGAGAATCCTACGGTGTAAGGAACTCCGACATAGATCTTTCTCTTAGATCCGGTCTCAGTAGATATAACAGATCCAAATCCATTAACTTTAGGCAACTGTCGTGTTGCATCATATGCGATAGAAGAAATTTCGAAAGACATACGAGGAAGCTTTACAGCAACTCTTCTTTCTGCACTTTCTCCGTTCTCCATTTCAGATAGACGTTCTAAGAATGACCTTTTAGGAGCATAGGATAATGGTACTTTAACCTGTGACAATACTTTACCGTTCGAGTCTGTTCTCAAAACATGTATGTCATCGAACATTGAACCGAATACGGCAACGCATGTACGAACGCGTTTGTGGTAGAAGTGTCCTCCCATCATTACGATATATCTCCAAATGGGTTGGTCTCAGTGAAATCGACAAAGTCATTTGCGAAGTCGTCAAACACTTCATTCTGTGACAGTGGTTGAATTTCGTTTATACCTTCGTTTATGGTGACTAAATTAAATGAAGCATACATTCCGATAACTGGCATATCAGTTGTCCATAGATGGAATTTACCATCTGTAGCGCCAGTATGTGCTATAGTCAACAATCGAGTTTGACTGTTGAATGATGTGACCTCTCCTTCTATTCGATAATCACCAAAGTCTTGATAAACCTTTTCGCCCGGATAGTAGTAGTTATCTTCACCTGTATTTTCCATAACCAATTCGTATTGGAATGCGTGTTCACGTTCAACACGATCAATAGCATCGATACCAGTGTCAAAATCTTCATCCGAAAACTCGAACAACTCGCAAGTCATACGGAATTGTGGTAACTGGGATAATTGATAGAACGGTGATTCAGTCTCGACCTTCTTGACCTCAAATAGAGATTCAGACAATGGGAGATATATCACATCACCCTCTCTAGGGCGGAATTGCGCTTCTGATAGACGATCACCAATGAGCTGTCTCCATCGACGACGTGCAATAACAAAGGTTGCTTGGTCTCTTAGTTCAATACCAAACTTGGTGAATAGGTCTCCGTCACCTTCAAACGATTCACCGTTTTCGATGTAGACTTCGACTTTATATGCGTCAGAGAATTGAGACTCAATAGAATCTAGGAAGATCTCTTCTCTCTCAACAACTTCTCTCGGCAAGTAATATACGTCTTGACCATAGAATTGGATTGCTTCTATTAAAAGATCTTCGTAGAGGTTTTGTTCTTCTCTATGCTTTAAACTGATATATGGATTAGTTGCCATGTCTTACCCCATGAAGAACATCGGACCTTCGTCTTCTTCGTTACGGAATTTTTCCATCATTCGTTCGATGTCTGCTAGCGCATCTTCATATATTAGACGAGCATTAACGGTCACCCCGCCAGGCAATGCCATACCATCAAATTTAATTAGGTTGGTGCCCCATTGACGCTTGATCAATGCGGTTGCATATTCTTTTAGGAATCGGTGATTCCATAGCGAGTTATATTCGTTTACTGTTTCGTCTGGATTACGAATACCATAAACCTCAAAGATAACATAGTCATCTACTTTAAGGTTCGTTTTGGAAACATGTAAATTAACACGATTATATTGTCTGTCAAATGTAATCTGAGGTGTACCACCTAGTTTCATATCTAATAGTGCTAGATTTTGTTGCATCTGTTCATAGTGCGCAAGGTCACCTAGCATACCCCCTTGACGGGTAAAGTCAGAAATGGTATATGCCATCAACTGCCATGCATCACTGAACCATCCGGTATGAGCATTTCCAAATGTCATAGGGATCATACGAACGATGGCGGAAAGATCTAGATCGTCACTAAAATCCACATACTGATTATCGACATCGGTCTGAGTCAATTGGTGCTTTAGATAGTATCGTTTAGATCCATCTGGATGATGTTCACGGAACCACTGCAACGCCTCATCAATTCGGTCGTCGAGTTGTTCTTCGTCAATGTTGACTTCAACTACCGGATGCCCTAAGGCACGCAGGCAGTAATCAATCAATTCTTCTCTACTTGTTGAATACATTACTATAGTCCAGTATTAGTTACCCTTCTATTTATACGTTTATTTATACGTAAAATAAACATAAAAAAAGGGGACCGAAGTCCCCTTTCATATCTTGGTCGAAACCTAGATTAGTTTACAATAGTACCATTCACATCGTATACATCGATACGATAGTGAGATGGTGCCGCGCCACCTAGTTTGTCAGCGTCATCTGAAGCAACAGACTCAGCAACACGTAGTGAAGACTCAGCTTCTACTTCGTCAACCTTGATCTCACCAGTTACAGATGAGTAAGTGATGCACAGACCACCAGATAGACAATCTTTAGTACGTTGTTCTGTCCAGTACTTGTTGATTGATCCTTCTGAGACGTTATCAGTATTCCACGCTTCGATTGCAACTACACCAGATTCTAGTGCAGAGATGCGACCAGTGTTAGAGTTGACAACACCTGTGATCGAACCATCAGCAGATTGGAATGCAGCAACGATTTCTGTTAGAGAATCTAGTGACGCTGGGTCAGTGTTCTCTTTGATGAAATCGAGTTGCGTCTGAAGACCAGTGTCCGCGTTTTGACGATCAATGACTTCTTGTGCAAGGTCACTAGCGATTTGACCTTCTGCTTGAGTTGCACGAGCAACTTCAGTCGAAAGGTCAGAAGTCAACTGAGTATCCGCTGCAGAACGAGTAGCCGCTTCTAAAGAAACTTCAGAAGAGTTTGCATTGTCACCAGCGATTCGAGCAGCAGTTTCGACAGCAAGAGCAGCCGAATGGTCTGAATCTGTTCCGATTCGAGTGGCCATTTGTGATTGTAGAGTATCGATCTCACCTTCAGCAGTAGTTAAACGACCATCGTGAGCAGTTACTTGGGTCTGTAGTGCAGCATCACCAGCACCACGTGCAGACTCTTCAGCAGACAAGTCTGTTTCAAGTGCAGTGATGTTGTTTTCAGCAGTAGTCAATCGACCACCGTTTGCAGTGATAACACCAGATAGATCTGAGTCAGCATTTTCAAACGCAGATACGATCTCAACCAATGTGTCTAGAGATGCAGGGGAACCGGCAATAATAGTACCGACCTGATTCTGTAGACCAATGATGTCAGACTCTAGAGCAGCATCAGCAGAACTACGTGCAGATGTTTCTGACACGATGTTCGCAGCGTTGACTGCTTCCGCAGATGTTGCACGAGCAACTTCAGCAGTAATCTGTGACTGTAGACCAGATACGTCACCGGACTGAAGTACTTCAAGAGCGTCTATCTCTGCTTGTAGAGCTGCGTCAGCAGAACTACGTGTACTTGCTTCCGAACTGACGGCCGCAATTCGAGCAGCAACTTCTGCGTCATGATCAGTTTGACTTGCTTTGGTTCCAATGGATGTTGCTACTGTCGCAGAGAAGTTCGCGTCGTCACCAAGTGCCGCAGCTAGTTCGTTCAACG